TTCCTCCTACCTATTTCCCATAGGTTTCTTTATTTTTTCTAAAAGCAAAAGACCACGCGCGTGCGTAGCCTTTATTTCCTTCCTACATACATTATGCCATAGCACTTCTAACAAAATCAGACATAGATTCAATAGCTGCTTCTCTGTCCATGTTGATCCACTCGTCAAGTTGTGCTGGTGTAGCACCATATTCCTCAGCAGCATTTAAACCACATCGGAAGATGGCATCCATATCCCTTGCAGGAGCCTTTGGAATTTCTGTTACCTCTTCGACTCCTTCATCAACTTGTGAATCAAGCTGTTCGTCTGATTTAACTTCTTCTGTTTCTACGGGCTGTTTCAATTCAACTGACTCAGTAGCAACTAGTTCAGCTCCCTTATCTTCGTCACTAAATCGACAAACAGGAGTAACTGAATTTTCTAGCTGTCTATCTTGTTCTTGCTTTTTAGGGGGTTGTTTTTTAGCTGGTTTTTTAGCTGAAGTTGGACCGTTTTGGTTGCTATTGCGACCAAAAGAAGAATTACTCTCCATAGCCACATTCGCATCATCGTCCTCGTCCCCCTCAATTCCCAAGATTTGGCACGCGCTATAACGACGCAAATACGTCATTACCGAACCAGCCTGTTTGGCATCATTCATATTGTAGAACAATGGGATGCTCTCATATGAAAGGGTTGNNNACTGTAGCAGCCAATACGTCGCTCAATTTTGCGAAACTATAAGAATAGTTCCCTCCAGATTTGGTAGGAATATTTGCTTTCCCACTCTTTTTAACCTGATCAAAATTTGACTGTGCGCGTGATAAAGCCTCGTACAATTCGCCTTTATCTGCTTCTGTATCCATAGGCTTGAGTGAGTCCATTTCGTTCTTAACTCGAAGCGCTACTTCAGCATCAATTAGGCGTTGAAGCATATCAGAGTTTGTTGTAGTTGTTGCAATAGTATTTTCCATTATATTTTTCCTCTTACCCATTTGGTGGGCTTCCATATTAAATCAATTCGTCCAATGTTATTGAACGTGTCAACTTCTTATGAGTCAAACAAAAATCACAATGCCCACATCCTTGCGGTGTTGTGTGATTGAGAAACACATCTCGAATATTATCGACATGGGCCTCAAAAAATTCTTTTCCACTCAGAAGAATATCATCTGTGATCCAAATTATTTCCTTATCCGGAATAGGTTCTTTACTCACTGCAGCAATGTACGGAGTAAGTTCATATCCGTATCGTTGCCTCAACAACTCCTGATAGATATACATTTGCATGTGATACCTATACTCAATGATATTGTAAATCCCCTGCCTCGTATACTGACGCAAGGTTGGTGAGTAAGTTTCCTTCCTGATAGACTCCATCGTTTTTAAATCAACGAAGTAGCCTTTGGAAACATTTAGACTATCAACTTTAGCTTTGAAAGGGATCCCTGCAATCTCACCAGTAAGGATTGATTCCTTTTCAACAAGGTCGTCTTCAGAACCATGATAAAATAAATTGAATAGTTCATCCTGTTCCAAAGACTTTATCATCTTATCAGCAATTTTGAAAGAGGTTTTAAGCTGGCCCTTTGTAGTCCCTCTTGTAGAAAGCAACTCTGAACCATTTTCCTCTAGGAATTTGGCATGAGCCTGTTCACTCTCAAAATAAGAATGAACATAATTTCCTAGCAAAAGCGCATTAGTTGATTCCCTTCCTCTCCAAAAACCTAAGTCAATAGATTGTTGTCTCAAAGGACAATCTATATATTCTTTAAACCGACTATTAGACATATAAAATGTATCTTGATAATAGGTTTCTTCGGTTAATGTTGGAGCTGTTATTTTCATAAGCAATTCCAATTACTGATGTTTCAGGATGAATTCAACATCATCCAATAATGCCTTGTAGTCTGATAATTTTGCTTTAGTTACCTTTAACAGGTCTAGTTGACCTTGCGAGATGCTGGCCAATCTTTCATTTTTGATTAAAGCGATTTTTTCTTCAATCGTTTCAATCGTGTCAGCTTTAAGTTGATCAATAATTTTAGTTTCCATATTTCCATTTTCCTCCATAAGTAAAGAGATAGGTAACATTGCCTATCTCTTTATTTTATTCCTAAATTATTATTAAAAAGGTAAATCGTTATCTGGATAAGGCATAGCCTCTCCAAATGGATTTGCAGCTGCAGCGGCTGAGTTGTTTTTTTCTCGTTTTTGTTCTAAGTTGTTAAACGATTGAACCACAACCTCAGTAACATACTGACGTTTGCCATGGTCATCATCGTAAGAGCGAGTTCGTAACTCTCCCTCAACTTGAACCAAATATCCTTTTTTAATCCATTCGGCAAAAAGTTCTGCGGTTTTGGACCAAATAACAAGACGGACAAAGTCAGCTTCACGATCGCCGTTAGCATTCTTGAAAGAACGGTTTACAGCAAGTGTAACCTGTGCAACTGCGACATTGGTTGGAGTATATTTCAACTCAACATCAGATGTAGTGCGCCCAATTAAAATAACTTTATTAAACATGTTTTCCTCCTTGCCTATTTTTAGGCTTTCTAAAATAAATAAATTGACAACAATACACTTTTTAAAGTGTACTTAACAACTGCTCGAACTCTTCTGCGCTCAGAAGGTCGTCATCCTCTTTCTTTTGTGCGAAGGGCACGATCTTGGATACTGGTTTCTTTTTATCACCTAAACGGTAACGATGTCCGTTTGGCAACCAACCTAGCTTGTGTTCCAATCTACAAAGCTTTTCGCTTCCCTTGATTGTGTCATTAGACACTCGTAAATCAAAGAGACTATCTTCTCCTAGTAGCTTTTCGCTAGCCCACTCACTAGGAGTGAGTTCTACCAATGAGTTTGCGTCCCAGAAAGACCTACGGTAAGCAGTCTTTTGCTGTTTGCGTGCGCTCGCATAAGCGCGTGATGTTTTATATTTAAACATAATTTCCTCCTACCTATTTCCCATAGG